CTGCTAATATAGGTACACAATTTGGAATTCTACACTATGGAAATGTTGACTTAGGATCAAATACCTCATATACAGATGTAGATACAACTAAAGCGGCATAGGAGAACAAAATTTATGGCATCAACATATACAGGACTTGGCGTTGAACTAATGGTAACCGGCGAAAATGCTGGTACTTGGGGAACAAAAACTAATACTAATTTAAATATTTTAGAACAAATATCTGGTGGTTTTAAATCACAAGCAGTTAATGGAACAGGTGCTACTACTCTAACTGTTACAGATGGTGGTACAGGAGCTACGTTAGCTACAAGAAGTATTAAATTAACAGGAACAATTACAGGAAATATAACTGTAACAATTCCAATAGATGTTGAAAATTTTTATTTTATAGAAAATGGAACAACAGGTGCTCACACAGTTGAGTTTAAATATGCAACAGGAAGTGGAACAAGTGTAACTTGGGCAGCTACGAATAAAGGCTTTAAAATTGTAAATGCTAAAGCTGATGATGGTACTAATCCAAATATTACAGAAATTGCTCTTGCAACTTCTCCAGCAGGAACAACAGGTCAAGTTCAAGTAAATGCATCAGGCGCTTTTGGTGCGGTTTCTGAGGGAACAAGTGGATTTGTATTAAAATCAACAGGTTCTGGAACAGCCCCAACATTTCAAGCAGATACAGGAGTAACAACAGGAAAAGCTATTGCAATGGCAATGATTTTCGGTTAAATAACTAAAAGGAATTAAATTATGGCAAATCCAAATATAGTAAACGTCGCAACAATTAACGGTGAGTCGCAAGGACTTGCATTAGGAACAGGTGATTCAAATGTTATTATTGCAGCAATCAGTTCTGGTAAAGTTGTTAAAATAAATAGAATTACAGTAGCTAATGTTGATGGAACTTCAGCAGCAGACGTTTCTGTTAAAGTTGTCAAAGCTGCTTTTACTTCTGCAGCAACAGGTGCCGCAGGAAATGTCGGAACAATTTATTTAGCAAAAACAATTTCAGTCCCAGCGGATGCATCTTTAGTATTATTAGATACGCCAATCTATATGCAAGAAAGTGATGCTCTTCAAGGAGGAGCTAGTGCGTCAGGTGATCTAGAAATTTTTGTATCATACGACGTAATAGCATAGGGAGGTAATTAGCTATGGCAAATGGCGGAATTATCGGACCAGTCAACACAGTTAACGCAGCGATCGCTGAAGTAAAAACAACAGTTACAGCCAGTACACCCTCAGCAGTTACAACTCAACCAACAACAACAACTGTAGATTACATAGTAGTAGCAGCAGGTGCAGGTGGTGGTGGAGATGATTATGGTGGATACTCTGGCGGTGGTGGCGGAGGTGGTGGATATAAAACAGCAACAGGTGTTTCAGTTACAGGTGGCGCAGCTTTAGGTGCTGTTGTTATTGGAGCTGGTGGAGCAGGATCAGGTTGTAGATCAGTTACAGGTGGAGATGGTGGTGTTTCTTCTTTTGTAATTGGTTGTGCTACTGTTACAGCAACAGGTGGCGGTGGAGGTGGTTCTAGAAATACACCTTCAGGAGCTCAATATGGTGGACAACCCGGCGGATCAGGTGGTGGTGCTGGTCAAGCTGATAGTTGTGCACAATCTCAAAGATTTGGAACAGGTGTATGTGGTCAAGGTTTTCCAGGTGGAAGAAGTTTATTTCCAGCAGGTAGTCCAGGAGATTCCGGCGGTGGTGGTGGCGGTGGTGGTTCAGCTGTAGGTGGTAATGCTTCGGATCCTTCACAACCAGCAGGTGGACCAGGTGGAGCAGGTATTCCATTTGACGGTTCAATTTATGCAGGTGGTGGCGGTGGATCGGGTTATAATGTTGTTGGAACAGGTGGAACAGGTGGAGGAGGCAATGGAGCAAGATGTGCTCCTCCTCATCAAGATGCAACTGCAGGAACAACAAACACTGGCGGTGGTGGCGGTGGCGGTGGAGGTGGGGCTCCTAAACCAGGAGGGCAAGGTGGATCAGGTGTAGTAATTGTAAAAGAACCAGGTACACCAAAATCTGCACCAGGTGTTTGGTCAATGAACACAGTATTTGATTTAGTAAAAGGTGGTGAGTGGGTTGGTTTTAATGCAACTAGATTTGCAGATTATTTAGTAGTAGCCGGTGGTGGTTCTTCAGGTGGTGGTACATGTTCTGCATCAGGTGGTGGTGGAGCAGGTGGTTATAGAACTTCATTTCCTGGTGGAACACAAATTGAATTAGCAGCAGGATCTAACACCATTACAATTGGAGCTGGTGGTGTAGGAAATTATCCTCCAGGTTTAGGACCTAATGGAGTTAATTCATCGATTGGTAGTTTAATAGTATCTGCAGGTGGTGGTTATGGTGGATCTTATCCAGCTTGTAGAACCGGTGGAGCCGGTGGTTCAGGTGGTGGTGGAGCTTATGTTACTCCAGGTGGTGCAGGAAATACTCCTCCAGTTAGTCCTCCTCAAGGAAATCCAGGTGGTACTGGTGCTCCCGGACCAATTCAAGGCGGTGGTGGAGGTGGTGGTGCAGGTGCAGCAGGTTCTTCTCCAGGTGCAGGTGCAGGTCCAGGTGGAGTAGGGTTAGCAAATAGTATTAGTGGAAGTCCAGTATTCTATGCTGGTGGTGGTGGAGGTGGTACAAATATTGCAGCTCCAGCTTTTGGTCAAGGTGGAAATGGTGGTGGTGGAAATGGTAATCAAAATACTGCAGGCCCAGGAGCCGCAGGTACAGTTAACACTGGTGGTGGTGGAGGTGGTGGTGGAGATTCTGGACCAGTCGGTACTTTCCCAGGTATGAATGGAGGTTCAGGAATTATAATAGTAAGATTTCCTGCAACTACTGCACCAAGTAGTTTAGCAGTAGCACCAGGAGCTAATAGTTTAGCAACCGATAGTCCAAGTGGTGATAAAATTGCAACATTTACTGTATCAGGAACATTGACAGTATAGATAAAAAATTATATAAAATAACTTTAAGGAGAAAAATAATATGGCACATTTCGCAGAATTAGATAACAATAACGTAGTCCTAAGAGTAGTCGTTGTAGGCAATGATTGCGTACCATCGGACGAACACGTAGATGGAGAAACATGGTGTATTAACTTTTTTAAAGGTGGCACTTGGAAACAAACTTCTTACAACAGTAATTTTAGAAAACAATATGCAGGTATAGGTTATACTTATGACGCTGCAAAAAATAAATTTATAAGTCCACAGCCTCATGCTTCATGGGCATTAGATGCTAATGATGATTGGCAAGCACCGGTTACTTATCCAACAATTACAACTTATGGAAGTAATGATCCATTAGATAGATACATGATTTCTTGGGATGAAGCAGGTCAAAAATGGACTGCAAAAGATCACGAAGATCCAGTAAACAATTTCAATTGGGATGCATCAGCACTAGCTTGGGTATCCGCATAAGGAGAACTAAGATATGGCGAGCCCTTCAAACAGCTCACAAAACGGCGGAATACTAGGAGTAAGTAATAATACTTCTTTTGGTAAAAATACTGTTACAACTAAAACATCAAGCGCACCAAGTGCAGTTACTACACAACCAGGAACTAGATCCATTGATTATTTAGTAGTAGCTGGTGGTGGAGCTGGTGGTGGTGGAACAGCTCGTTCAGGTGGTGGTGGAGCCGGTGGAGCTATAAAAGGATCAAGTATTCCAGTTTGTGGTAACATAGCTTTAGGAGCAGTAGTAGTTGGTGCTGGTGGTTCAGGGGCTACACCAGAAACTGTAGGAGCTCCCGGATCCACATCTTCTTTTGTAATTGGTGGAGCAACTGTTTCAACAACTGGAGGAGGTGGTGGCGGCGGTGGTGGTCAACCAGACGCTGATGGTTTAGGAGCAGCAGGTGGTTCAGGTGGTGGCCCAGGTTCAAATGTAAATTGTAGAGCAGGTGGTGCGGGAACATGTGGTCAAGGTTTTCCCGGCGGTCCAGCTTTAGCAGGTGGTACGAATTGTACAGCAGCAGGTGGTGGTGGAGCTACAGCAGCAGGTAGTGGTCCTCCAGGATCAGGTAATGGTGGTGCCGGTGGAGCTGGAATACCATTTAATGGTAGTAATTATGCCGGAGGTGGTGGTGGTGGATCAGGTGGAACTGGTGGCGGAGCCGGTGGAGCCGGCGGTGGTGGAAGTACATCAACAAGTCTTCCAACAAGAAATGCAACAACTAATACAGGAGGTGGTGGTGCTGGGAATTCAAACCCTTCTTCTCCAGCTGCAGGTGGTAGTGGTGGTTCAGGTGTAGTAATTGTAAAAGAATTAAATAAAGCAAGTGGTGTATGGTCAATGCAAAGTCAATATTCTTCTCAAAGAGCAGGAACATGGCCTTTCTATGTAGAATATGCAGGAATAGATTATTTAGTAATAGCAGGTGGTGGTTCAGGTGGTAGTAAAAGAGGTGGTGGAGGTGGAGCTGGTGGATATAGAGAATCCGCTGGTACTTCTACTGGTTCATATACAGTATCTCCATTTGGATCAGGTGTAGCTGCATTAACATTAGAAGGTAATGTAGCACACGATATTGTTGTTGGAGCAGGTGCGGCTTGCTCTCCATGTAGCCAACCTGGACCTTCAGGAAACTCAGGAAACGATTCAGTTTTTGCAACAATTACATCAGCAGGTGGTGGTGGAGGAGCTATGGAAGGTGGAACAGGTGGACCTGGTGGTTCAGGTGGTGGAGCAGGAAATACTGACTCGGCCCCTACAGGTTCAGGTGGTACAGCTACTCCTGCAGGTCAAGGTTATGCTGGTGGTAGTTCACTTCGTAGAGCAGGTGGTGGTGGAGGTGGATCAGCAGCTGTAGGTGGTAATGCTCCAGGTTCTCCTTCAAGTCCATCTCCTACAGGAGCTTCAGGAAGAGGTGGTACTGGTGGTGCAGGAGCAACTTCAGGAATTACAGGATCATGCGTCCAAAGAGGTGGTGGCGGTGGTGGTGGAGCCCAATACACATCTCCAGCACCTGGCGGTGCTGGTGGTGGTGGAACAGGTAGTACGGGTCAAGGTGGATCTTCAAGTGCTACAGCAGGTACAGTTAATACAGGTTCTGGTGGAGGTGGTGACCAAGACACCCCTCAAATTGGAAGAGCAGGTGGTAGTGGACTTGTTGTTGTTAGAGGACCAAGTGCTAGAACATTTACTGTTTCTCCTGGAACTAATTCTACAAGTACAGCTCCTGGTGGACAAAAAATTGCAACATTTACAGTTTCAGGAACCTTGACAGTTTCATAATACTATTTTATATTGTCTTTATAAAGACATATGCAATTACAAAATTATTTTTACTGGTTTAAAGATGCCATACCTCATCATGTATGCGATGATATTGTTCGTTATGCAAAATCTATACAAGATCAAATGGCTGTGACTGGTGGTTATGGTAATAAAAAATTAAATAAAAAAGAAGTACAAGATTTAAAAAAGAAAAGAGATTCAGATATAGTTTGGTTAAACGAACGTTGGATTTATAATGCAATTCATCCTTTTATACATGAAGCTAACAGAGATGCTAACTGGAATTTTCAATGGGATTTTTCTGAGTCGTGTCAATTTACAAAATATAAAAAAGGCCAGTACTATGATTGGCATTGTGATAGTTGGGATCGACCTTACAATCAACCCAACACACCAAGTCATGGTAAACAAAGAAAATTATCTGTAACACTATCTTTGTCTAATGACAAAGAATATAAAGGTGGTGAATTAGAATTTGATTATAGAAATCATGATCCAGATAAGAAAGCAAATACCCATGTATTAAAAGAAATAAGATCTAAAGGTTCTTTAGTTGTATTTCCTTCTGATGTATGGCATAGAGTTAAACCGGTCAAAAGTGGTATTAGACATAGTCTAGTAATCTGGAACCTTGGATGGCCATTTAAATAGGAAAGATATGAAAAAGAAAAAGAAAAGAATTAAAAAACCAAAACCAATAACTTATCCTCAACAATTAAATAGAGAAGATTATTTTAAATGTCCTATATGGTTTGGTGATGCACCAGAATTTGTTGATGAAATAAATAAAGCTTCAGATAGTTATATTGACATAGCTAAAAAAAACATGCAGCCTGATATAGATAAACGTAACAAAACAAATAAAACTAAAGGTGATTTAGGTAGTGTTTATCATTCAACAACTTTAATAGGTGATTCTAAATTTAAAGTATTAACAGATTATATAGGTGCAACTTCACATAATTTATTAATGGAAATGGGTTTTGATATGCGTGGTCATCAATTATTTACTACAGAAATGTGGGTACAAGAATTTGCTAAAAGTGGAGGTGGTCATCATACATTACATACACATTGGAATGGTCATATATCTGGTTTTTATTTTTTAAAAGCTAGTGACAAAACTTCATTACCTTTATTTGAAGATCCGAGACCAGGTAATATTATGAATCTTTTACCTGAATTAGATAAAACAAAAATAACCTATGCCAGTTCAGCTGTGCATTATAAAGTTAAACCAGGTCGAATGATATTCTTTCCGTCTTACATGCCTCATCAATACATAGTTGATTTAGGTATAGAGCCGTTTAGATTTATACATTGGAACTGCCAAGCAATACCAAAAGGAGTATTAAATGTCGTTCAAGAAAAATAAATATAAAGTATTAAAAGCAGCGATATCGCCTG